TGCCAGCATGACGGGGACGGACTTCTCGTCGTGGTTTAATGCGGTGGAGGGGACGGTTTTTGTCTCGGCGCAATTTACAGAAAGCGTGGCGCTTAAAACCATTTATGAAATTAACGACAACACAACAAGTAATCATTTACGCGCAACTGTTAATGCGAACGTTACCACTCCAATTTTTCAAGTAAGCAATGTCACCGCGCAGGCGGCAATCACTCTTGGCAGCGCTGCGCTAAATGCGTTTTTGATGACAAACGCTTACAAAGTTAACGATTTTTCGGCGGCATTGGGAGGAACGTTGGGAACACCAGATACCTCGGGGTCGCTGCCAACGGTTACTCAATTAACGATTGGCCGACGCATTACCGACAGATACTTAAACGGCTACATTCGACGCATCGCCTTCTACCCCACCCGCCTCGCTGACGCACAACTCCAGGCACTAACAGCATGACCGACCTGTACCTCAAAGCCGCCGATCACGACAGCCTGTACTCAGCGCTGGAATCCGCTGGCATCGTCACCAAGGGCGAGAACGGCTACCACGTTACCGACGGCCACAAGGTTGCCCTCGATGTGATCGGCGTCATCTACCGCCCCACGGGAAAGATGCTCGACACCAACATGGGCGATGCGCCGGAGATGAAACCCCTGCTGGGATATCACGCTAATTTGCGTGTCATTAACGCAAGCAATTTTGATGCAAATATGATTGCAAATATGATTGCAAATATTGCTATCGAAACGCCTAACAGTCCCGCACGGGCTTGGGCGTAGGAGCAGTCATGGCCGATTCACGCGCACAAGACGTTCTGCAAGGGTACGACCGGCTCAAGGGTGCGCGTGGGACTTGGGAGCAGCACTGGCAGGAAGTTGCTGAGCGCGTCTGGCCGTCGATGGCCGAGATGACCGGTCAGCGCACACCGGGCGAGAAGCGGTCGGAGAAGATATTCGACTCGACTGCGCAACGTGCTCTGCCCCGGTTCGCGGCGGCGATGGACTCGATGCTGACCCCCGCGACCCAGGTGTGGCACGGACTGCACACAGGCATCCCGGACCTCGATGACAATGTGCAGGTGCAGCGCTGGTGCGATGCCCTGCGTGACCTGCTGTTCCGGCAGCGGTATGCGCCGACCGCGAACTTCGCGAGTCAGGCGTTTGAGTGCTACCTGAGTCTCGGCGCGTTCGGTACCTCGGCGCTCTTTATCGACGAGATTCCTGGCGTGACCTTGCGGTACCGCGCCATCCCGCTTTCCGAGATTGTCATCGATCTCGACCACACGGGTCGGGTAGACACGGTGTACCGTTGCTTCCAGTTGACGGCGCGTCAGGCGATGCAGATTCCGGGCTGGGCTGACAAGCTCCCTCGCGGCATCAAGGCTGCGGACGGCGCTCGGGCGAACGATCTGTTTGAGTTCATCCATTGCGTGAAGCCGAACGACGAGTACAGGTCTGGCAAGGCCGGTCCCGATGGGATGCGGTATATGTCTCGGTATGTCGCCCGCGAGGGTCAGACGTTGCTTGTCGAGGGTGGCTACCGGACGATGCCGTATGCGGTCGGTCGGTATGTCACCGGCCCGCGAGAAATTTATGGGCGATCACCTGCGATGGAGGCCCTCGCCGACATCAAGTCTCTGCAGGAAATGGAAAAGACCATGCTTCGGATGGCGCACCGCATGGTCGACCCGCCGCTCATTCTGTCCGAGGAGGGAGCTCTTAATGCTTTCTCGGTACGCCCCAATGCACTGAACTACGGCTACCTCCGAGAGGACGGTACGCCGTTGGTTCAACCCCTGATGACGGGTGGCAACCTGCCGATCGGCATGGAGATGGCCGACCAGAAGCGCAAGGCGGTGAACGATTCGTTCCTCGTCACGCTGTTTCAGATTCTGGTGGAGAGTCCGCGGGTGATGACGGCGACCGAGGTCATGCAGCGGGCGCAGGAGAAGGGCGCTCTGCTCGGGCCTACGATGGGTCGCCAGCAGTCGGAGTTCGTCGGCCCCATCATCGAGCGCGAGTTGGACCTGCTGTCGACGTCTGGTGTACTGCCGGAACCGCCCCCGATGCTGCTCGACTATGTGATGGCGGGTGGCGAGATTCTGCCTAAGTACACCGGGCCGCTTGCCCGGTTGATGAAATCCGAGGAAGCAGCGGGCATCTTGCGCACCATCGAGGCCATCCTGCCGGTGGCGCAGGCGTCGGGTGACATCAAGGTGCTGCGACGCATCAACGCTGACGAGGCACTCAAGGTCATTGCCGAGGCGAACAATGTCCCAGCCAAGGCGCTGCGGACGGACGAGGAGCTTGAGGCTATGGACATGGCAGAGCAGCAGGCCGCGCAGATGCAGCAGCTTCTCGCGGCGGCTCCGCTTGCGGGTCAGGCTGCGGAGCGGTTTGCCAGGGCCGAGCAGATTGCGGCCTCTGCGCCTCGGCGGGAGGTCTTGTAACCATGTATTACGAGGACAGTGCTGCAATGACAAATCCCGACTCATGGCCGGATCGGCTGCGAGAGGTAGAGGGCCGGCTGCGCTCCCACGAGGATGTGTGCGCCGAGCGTTACAGTCGGTTGCGTGACGATCACCTTGAGCTGCGCACGACCATTGCATCGAGCCGTGTTGATATGAACAAGCGCGTTGATGGGGTGCAGCATCTGCTCATCAAGATTGCGCTCGCTTTGTTGACTGGTATGGCTGCCATCCTTGCGAAACTCGTGTTCTTCTGATGAGCAGTCGTCGACTTGAGGACCTGCACCCGCTGATGCGTCCGCTTGTGGATGCGTTTCTTGCGGCATGTAAGCGTGACGACATTGACATCCTCGTGACCTGCACCTATCGCAGCGATGAGGAGCAGGCGCGACTCTACGCGCAGGGGCGCACGAAACCCGGCTGCCGGGTGACAAGCGCGAAGCCCGGCCAGTCGATGCACAACTTTCGCTTCAACGGCAAGCCCGCCAGTCTGGCCGTGGATATCGTACCGATGGCGAACGGTAAGCCGGTCTGGTCTGCGTCTGCCCCTGTCTGGCAAAAGGTTGGGAGATTCGGCGAGGAGGCTGGCCTTGAGTGGGCGGGACGGTGGAAGCGGTTCCGCGAGTTCCCGCATTTCCAGCATCCTAGAGCGAAATCTGTCCGGTTATCCATCAACTGATCGTATCTAAGGGAGAGGTGAACCATGAATGCTGAACAAATCGCGGGCATTGTCCGTGCTGTCGTTGCTGCCATCGGTGGCTATCTGGTCGGGAAGGGCATTGCAGATGCCGAGACGGTTGCCGCTGTTGCTGGCGCTGTCGCCACGATCGCTGCTGCTGTGTGGTCGGTGTTGGCTAAGCGCAAGGGCGAGCCGCAGGCGTGAAGGTCTGGGCGGCGGTTGCCGTCGCCCTACTCGCTGCCGGGTGGTTCGGGTTCTCGTATGCGTACCGGGCAGGCCGTGACGCTGGATCTGCGGCTGTCAGGGCAGACTGGTCCGCTGCTATCGCCAAGTCTGAGAAGGCCGCGAGGGAGACTCTGGCTGCGGCTCATGCGGCATATCAAGCGGACATCACAAGGCGCGAGGGGGTAGAGCGTGACCTCGAGTTTAAACTGGACGCAGCTGATCGCCGTGGGCGCGAGCTTGCTCGCAGGCTGCGTGACTTCGGTGCCATGCCCGGAGCCTGTCCCGCCTCCTCCGTCCCTCATGACGCCCCCGGAGAGTCCGGCAACGCGGGAGAGGTTGGAGAAGCTCTTGCTTCCCACCTTGCCGCCTGTGAGCGCGACGCCGAGCGACTCGGGGAGCTCCAGCGGTGGCTAGAGTAGACCGCTACAAGAAGCTCGGCATCCCGCGCCGGTTTCAGATCCACGGGCACCAAGTTACGGTCCGCATCATCCCGCTGTCCAAGTGGCGACACCCGAAGGCGGCGGTCGGGATCTATGACCCCAACCGACACCGTATCGACCTGCGAGGAGACCTTGGCGATACAGAGATTGGTCAGGTGTTCTGTCACGAGCTCGGCCATTGTTTGCTTTCGGAAATGAACCACCCGCTCAACGATTGCGAGGTGTTCGTGGACAATCTCGGGTCGCTCTTGCATCAGGCGCTCCAGACGTTCACCACGGCTGCTAAATGATTCCCAAGCGGCACCTCATAATCCCCGATGCGCAGATCAAGCCGGGGGCCAACACAGAGCACGTCGAGTGGGCCGCACGCGCCATCGTCGAGTACCAGCCGGATGTCATCGTCTGCATCGGCGACTGGTGGGACTTCCCCAGCCTAAACTCGCACAGCGAACCCGGCTCCGAGGAGCTTGAGGGCACCCGGTATAAGGAAGATGTCGAGGCCGGAAACGAGGCATTCCGGCGACTCTGCGCCCCGATGATGGCCGAGCAGGAACGGCGCGTGCGCGGAAAGCGCAAGCATTGGAACCCGCGCAGGGTCTTCATCCCAGGCAACCACGAGGCCCGCGCCGACCGTGTGGCAAAGCGCGAGCCAAAGTGGCAGGGAATTATAGGTTCGCACAACTGCCAGACCTTGGACTGGGAGCGCTTTAAGTTTCTCGAGATTGTCGAGATCGACGGCATCAAATACTGCCATTATTTCCCGAACCCTTTTTCCGGCCGCCCCATTGGCGGCACCATTACGAGCCGCCTCGGGCACATTGGCTCGAGCTTCGTGCAGGGGCACCAGCAGGGCTTTCTTTACGGGTCGAAGCAATACCCCGACCATGTAAAGCACGGGTTAGTCTGCGGTCGGTTCTACATTGACCACGAGGGTTATCGATCGGATGATGTTCAGCGGTCTGAGTGGTCTGGCATCGTGGTGCTCAATGAGGTCCGCGCCGGAAGCTATGACCTGATGCCTCTGTCTATGGACTACTTGCGCCGCAAGTTTGGGTGATTGTTGAATATCCCAGACCAAACTTTACCATCGACTTTGCTCTGCCGGTTGTGCTGGTGGTCGGCACCGCTCACGCACAAGCAGGAGCGTGTCTGGTGTGCGCATGCTGTCCATCATGGGTGGTACACTGATGTCCCCGGCTGCGGCGGCAAAGCCTTCCGTCAGGACGACAATCGAAAATGAATCACATGCTGGCGCGTATCCGTCAGATACTGTGGAGAAGCCGCGCCTACAAGCGGCTGTTCCTCAACCCCCAGAGCAACGAATTGTCAGACGATGGCCGGATTGTGGTCGCGCATCTGAAGCGGTTCGCACGACTCGGAAAGCCTCCGGCATCGCCCGGAGCTCAGGTGGACATGTTCCAAGTTGGCCGGATGGTTGGCCGACAGGAAACGGTGCAGATGATTGTCGAGGCGCTGCACCTGGACGAAAGAACCTTGACCAATCTGCAAGAGGACTTCAGAGATGAGTGACGAACAAGGGTCTGCACC